CGCCGCGGTAGCGCGGGGCGAGTACATCGAGGCGCTCCTGCACGAACGGGCCGTCCTCGAGCAGCGCAAGCTTCCCGAGCGCGTCAAGCAGGTCGACGCGCAGCTGAAGCTCAGCGGCTACAAGAAGCCGACCCGCAATACTGCGGATTCCGCGCCCCGCCAGACCCGATAGGAGGAACCGATGCCAGGTGTAGATCTCGGGTCAGCAACGCTCGTCACTTGGCCCCTCGGAATCACAGCCCTCACGGCTGTCCTCACTGTCCGACTCCCGGACGGCACCACCGCCACGCCGGCGGTCGCGGAGACCGCCGGGGGAAACTACTCGGCGACTGTCGCCACACCGCAGGCCGGCCGGTACCTCCTCAGCTGGTCGAAAGCCGCAGCGCCGGCGACGACGTACGTCGAGATCCTCGACGTGTGGCCCGCCGATCCGCGGTTCCTGATCTCCCTCGAGGATGGTCGGCAGCAGCTGAACTGGACCCTCACCGATGACGACGCGGATCTGCGGCTCTACATCGCCGCGTGCACACCGGTCATCGAGGACATCGTCGGGGCGGTGCTGCAGTCCACGGAGATCCAGTACGCGGATGGTGGGAAGACCGGTGTTGCCCTCTGGCAGCGTCCCGTGCTCGACGAGGACCGGCAGGTTACCGAGCTCGTCGTCGACGGTGTCGTCTCCACCGACTACGTCGTCGACGAGAATGCCGCGATCGTCTACGCCGGCTCCTCCACTGCACCATCCAGGTTCCCGTCCGGGCGGCAGAACATCAAGATCACCTACGTCGCCGGTTCGAATCTCATCGGGCCGAACATCCGCCTCGCTACCCGTGAGCTCCTCCGCCACCTGTGGGCGATCGGCCGGCAGGCGAACCGGCCGGCGTTCGGTGACGAACCGCTCGACACCGTCCACACGCCGTCTGGGTTCGCTGTCCCGAAGCGGGTCATCGAGCTCTGCCAGGCGAACCCGTCACTGCCGGGGATCGCCTGATGGATGACACCGCGACCCTCGCGGGGAAGTTCAAGCAGGCGTTCTACGATGCCGCGGTCGACCTGCTCGCCGGAGATTCCGTCGGTGTTTCATTCGGCCACCCTGGCACGAACCAAACCAACGACATCGTCGCGTTCCTCGGCGTCCGCGTCGAGCAGGACCCGGCGACGTTCGGCACCAACAGGTCCCGGGAAGAGGTCCTCACCCTCACCGTCGTGATCTCCTGCTACCGCGGCGGTGGCGCTGCGCTCGAGAAGGTTTGCTCCGATCGGGCGTACGAGCTCCTCCGCATCCTCGAGACGTACGTCAGGGTCACCGACACCACCCTCGGCGGTGTGGTCCGGCATTGCTTCCTCACCGCCCACGAATCAGATGGTGCGACCGATCCGCGGTCGCTGGCCAAGGGTCGCACTATCGAGATCGCCGCCGTCTTCACCGCCCACGCCCGCGTCAGCAGCTAGGAGCACCCATGCGATTCAAGAACATCTCTCCGGCCGGTGCCCTCGACCTGCCGCTCCTCGGCCGTGTCGTCGAAGCCGGCGAAGAGTTCGACATCCCGACCGACCGCGGTCAGCTGCTCGAGCTGCAGCCCGACATCTTCGAGTGGGTCGACCGACCCGCGGGGGAGCCGACCGTGAAGGAACTGCAGGCGCAGCTGCGCGAGGCCGGCCTTCCCGTGTCGGGCACGAAACCCGAGCTCCTCGCCCGCCTCACCGTCGCCAAGGATCCTGAAGGGACATCCGAATGAGCACGCAACAGGACTCCTCGATCGGTATCAAGAAGGAGGCCACGTACGGCACCGCCGTCGTGACCGACTCGTTCTTCGAATTCACCGAGGAAGATTTCACCTGGCAGCCCGAGTTCGCCGTCGGCGTCGGCCAAAGGGTCGGCCGGCGCGTGCAGGCCGCCGACCGGCGGGTGCTCGTGAAGGAACAGTCCGGCGGGTCGATCACTCTCGAGGCTGTCACCAAGGGCCTCGGGAAACTCTTCGAAGCCGCCCTCGGCGTCGGAGTGTCGACCCTCATCAACGGCACGTCGTACCAGCAGCTGTTCACCCCCGCGGTGAACGACTACCTGCCGTCGTACACCATCCAGAAGGGCATCCCCCTCCTCGCCGGCGCAGCGCAGGCGGTCACGTTCCTCGGCTGCGTCTGCTCCGGGTTCGAGCTCAACGCGCCGAACGGTGGCATCCCGACCCTGAAGTTCAACTTCATGGGCAAGGCGGTCGACAAGGACATCGCGCTGGCGGCCCCGAGCTACATCGCGGCCAACGAGCTGTACTCGTTCGTCCACGGGTCGCTCCGTGTCGGCGGTTCCCCGACGGTGCCGACCACCACAGCCCTGTCGACGGGTGGCACGGCCGCGGCGGACATCACCGATGTCGCGCTGACCTGGGACAACGCGCTCGACTCGGGCGGGTTCTACCTGGGCGGTGCGGGGAAGCGGGGGCGGAAGAACGCTCTCGGCCTCCGGTCCGGCACCGGGACGCTCACGGCGGAGTACGACTCCAACGTCCTCCGCGACGCGTGGCTGGCACAGACCGACCTGGCTTTGGTGCTCACCTTCGCCCGGACGGTCGCGATCTCGGGTGCGAACTTCCCGACCCTGCAGGTGATGATCCCGAACATCCGCCTCGAGGGCGACATCCCGGTCTCGGCCGGCGGTGAGGTCGTCACCCAGTCGGTCGGGTTCACCGTCCTCGACGGCCGTGTCGCGGCGGAGCCGCTGTACGTCGCGATCGTGACAGCAGAAACCGCGATCTGATGGTCCGCGGCGATCAGGGTCTCCAGATCGTCATCGACCCGCAGGAGTGGTTCCGGCTCAAGCAGCAGCTCGACGCGTTCGACCCTGCCCTGGCGAAGGGGTTGCGGAAACGGATCCGCAACGCCGGCCAGGTCGGCGCCGAAGCGGTCAAGACCCGTCTGCGTCTCCCGTCCCCGGGGGATGGTCCCGACTCGGGTGAGGGTCGTGCTGCGCTGATCGCGGCCACGAAAGTGTCGGTGTCGTTCGCGAAGCGCGCCGCCGGCGCGCGGATCGCCACCGGATCCTCCCGGCTGTCTGCCGCTCACAAGGGTCTCCTGAACGTCTACAACAAGAAAACGTTCCGGCACCCCACGTTCGGCGATCGCGACAACTGGGTCGAGCAGGAAGGCCGCCCGTACTTCGGGGCCGCGATCTATGACGCAATCAACCAGGCCGTGGTTAACGAGATCTGGTCAGCCCTCGACGACGCCACCAAGGCAATAGGAGCCCGCGCACGATGAAACTTGTCATCGGTGACACCAAGTACGACGTCCAAGACTCGCTGCAGCACGTCGGCATCGGTGACCTCCGCAAGGTGAAGACCATTCTCGGTGTCGACCCGAAGCGCATCAACAAGATGTTCATCGACCTGGGCAAGCGGATGAAGGAACCCGCGTTCGACCAGGTCGACCTGCTCGGCGACGACGAGTTCCTCCTCTGCATGCAGGGCCTCATCTTCCTCGCACGCCGCCTCGGCGGCGAGGTCCTCACCGTGGACGATGCCGCCGACACGCCGTACGACGACTTCCACCTCGAGGACGACGAACCCGAAGCGACCGCGGAAACCGAGGACCCGGGCGACCCAAAAGCCCCGACGTCTTCCGCTCCGGCCGAAGACGCGCAACCACCACTACCGATTTCGACGACCTAGGCGACCTCGAGGAGTCCGTCTACGCCTACCTGCCGCTCATCACCCACCTCTTCCCCGGCAGCGGAATAACCGTCCACACCGTCTGGGAAACCCCCTACGTGTGGTGGCGCATCTACGTGCGCCAGGCAGCCGACTGGAAGAAACAACAACAAGAGGCGGTGTCGAGGCGTGCCAAGCAAAACCCTAACGTTCGACATCTTCGGCCGCGATAGGTCCGCCTCCAAAACCATCAACACTGTCGCATCCAACGCCCAGAAAATGGGCACCGGACTCGCGAAGGTCGGCAAGGTCCTCGCCGTCGGACTCGCTGCTGCAGGCGCCGCCACAGTCGCCTTCGGCATCGACTCCGTCAAGGCCTACGCCGAAGCGCAAAAATCACAAGCCAAACTCGCCGACGCGTTCACCCGATTCCCGTCGCTCGCGGACACGAACATCAAGACGCTGCAGAAGCTCAACACCCAGCTCGCGCAGAAGACCAGGTTCGACGACGACGCGACCGCGTCCGGGCAGGCTGTACTTGCCCAGTTCGGTCTCACGGGTGCGCAGCTGCAGAAGCTCACCCCGCTGCTGCAGGACTATGCGGCGAAGACAGGCAAGGACCTCCCCACGGCGGCGGGGGACCTGGGCAAGGCGCTCCTCGGCCAGGGCCGGGCGCTGAAGGCGATCGGTATCGACTTCACCGACACAGGCGACTTGGCCGGCAACTTCGACCAGCTCGTCGGCGGCCTCCGCACCCAGGTGGGCGGTTTCGCGGAGAAGGAAGGCAACACCGCTGCCGGCAAGCTCGAGATCCTCAAGAACAGGTTTGGCGAGATTCAGGAGACCGTCGGCGGTCCTCTAACTGGGGCACTCACGGATCTCGCTACCTGGTTCAGTGACGAGGGGGGGATGAAGGCCCTCGAGGAGGGCGCGGCGTGGATCGCCGGAGACGGGGTCCAGGCATTCAAGGACGCGTGGACCTGGGCCGACAAGTACAAGGGCGTCCTCGGCCCGGCGGCGATCGCCATCGGAGTGCTCACGGTCGCGCAGTGGGGACTCAACATCGCGATGAACGCCAACCCGATCGGGTTGGTGGTCCTCGGCCTCGGCGCCCTGGTCCTCGCGGGCACCGCTGTCGCAACGAACTTCGGTGGCGTCACCGATCACATCATGCGGTTCGGCTCGACGATCCTCGGCTTCGCTGCCGGCGTTGGTCTCGCGGTTGCTGGGATGTTCGAGGGTCTCGTGAACGGCGTGATCGGGTCGATCAACACGATCCTCGGCCCGGTGAACATGATCCTCGGTGCTCTCGGCATGCCCAAGCTCCAGGTCGGCAAGGTGAACTTCACCTCCGGCCTGGCGGGACTCAAGGCTGGCGCGGAGAATCTGGCCGCCCAAAAGAGCCCCTTCGCCACGATGAATGCCAGCGGTCCACTCACTCGCAAGACCACGGCGACCCTTCGCCCTGGGCTGGGTGGCCTGGCAGAAGGTGGGGTCGTGCCGGCTACGCCTGGCGGTGGATGGTTCAACGTCGGTGAGGGCCGATGGGATGAGGCGGTAGTCCCGCTGTCTCCGCAGATCCTCGAGCAGCTCGGCGGTGGCGGCTCGAGCAGCGGCCAGCCTCTCGAGATCAATGTGATCGTCCAGTCGAAGGGCGGCGTCGATCTGACGAAGTACATCGACGTGCGCATCGAGCGGCGTGACAACGCGTCGTCACTCACGTCGCGCATGGGGAAGCAGGTGAGGTAATGGCCTACGCCCCGACTCTGACTGGGTACACGGATGCCGCCCCGTGTCCGCGGGTGCTGGTCGACTTCACGTCTCTCGCCGCGACGACTGCGCTGGTCGATGTGTACCGGCTGTCGGAGGGTCGCACCTGGCGGGTGAGGTCCGCCGTGAAGGCGGCGGCGGCCGGTTCGTTTCAGCGTCTCGATTTCGAGGTGCCGTTTGGTGTGCAGGCGACGTATCGGGCGGAGATGTTCAATGCGTCTGAGGTGTCGCTCGGGTTCACCGACTCGACGAACATCACCCTCAATGTCGCTGACGCGTGGATGCATAACCCGCTGGACCCGTCTGGTGCGCTCCTCGTTGACCTGGATTTCACGTCGGCGAAGACGATCGTCCGTCCGACGCCTGGTGAGGTGTTCTACCCGGAGGGTCGCACGGTCGGTGTGCTGATCTCCGGTCAGCGCCGCGGGATCGTCGGTGTGGAACTGATGGTGTCCACCGATGTGGAGGCTGACGCTGTCACCCTCGATTCGATGTTCGGCAACTACGACACTCGCGGTCTGCCGATCATGTGCCTGCGCACGCCGCCGTACATCCGCCTCCCGCGGACGTTCATGGCTGCAATCCTCGAGCCTGGCCAGCGGCCGTTGAACGTCCACATGGGTGGTGCGTTGACCGAGTGGGATCTGAAGGCTGACGAGATCTCCCCGCCGGCGCCTGGCCTCATCGTGCCGCTGCTGACCCGGGCGGACATCAACGCGTTCTACGCCACCCGCGCCGCGGTACGGGCTGACAACCTCACGCGCGGAGCTGTTAACCGTCGCTACGATTTGGCCGGAACTGCGTAGGCCGGAAGGGACGGCCTGATGAGACCCGGATCTGACCAGCTGATCAAGATGCTCACTGGCCCGGTGAGCCCTCGCCTCATCGTCGACTCGTTCTACGGTCCCACCCGCACGAAGACGGACCTTGGTGCGGACGGGTGGGAACTGACTTGGGATTCCGAGGCAGAGATCAAATCGGCCGGCACTCTCACGGTGGTCTACAACGACGACCTGGCGAAGTCTCTCAGCCCAGCCGAGTTCAACGATGTGCTCGCACCGTTCGGCCAGGAAGTGAATCTGCGGCTGGAGATCACTGTTGGGGAGAGCTTCGTAGAGACCGTCCAGCTCGGCCACTACCGGATCACTGC